ATCGCAAAAAAGCGTGCGCGCATTAAAGCCGGAAGCGGAGAGAAAATGCGCAAGCCCGGCACTAAGGGAGCGCCAACGGCCAGTGCATTTAAAGCGGCTGCCACGACAGCAAAGAAAAAGGCTAAAAAATGAGTGAAGCAATGAAGTTGCTCCAAGCCAAAATTGGAGTTTCAGCCGACGGCGCGTTTGGCCCGAACACGGCCAGAGCAATCACCAAGCATTACGACCTGTCGCCCAACCGCGGCGCGCATTTGCTTGGCCAGGCCCACCACGAGAGCGGCGGGTTTAAGCGCACCACCGAGGGGCTGTACTACTCAACACCGAAGCGCATCCAAGCCGTCTGGCCGTCTCGCTTCCCGACCGTTGCGAGCGCAGAGCCGTATGCCAAGAACCCGCAGGGGCTGGCAAACAAGGTCTACTCCAGCCGCATGGGCAATGGCGACGAGGCAAGTGGCGACGGTTTTGCGTTCGCGGGAAAAGGTTTCCTACAGCTCACGGGCAAGGCGAACGTCAAAGCATTTGCGGCTGACATGAACTTGCCGGAGGTGCTTGAGTATCCATCGAAGCTGGCTGACGAATACGCCTTCGAGACTGCGCTGTGGTTCTTTCAGAAGAACGGCCTGTTCGCGATCGCCGATGATGGCGTGAACGACGAAGCCATCAAGCGGGTCACCAAGCGCGTGAATGGCGGCTATCACGGCCTGGAGGATCGCATCAACCAGACGCGCAAGATCCACACCTGGCTGATTACTTAGCTTAGCCAAGTTAGCTAAGTGGCGAAGCAAGATCAAAAAGCCAGCGCGGCGGTAGGTAGGGCGGGAGAGCATTTAGCTCTCGCCTACTTGTCGCTGGCTGGCTACATCTGCACGCTCTGCCAGATTAAAGATCACGATGCGTATATACAGACGGATACACAGACGCTCACGCTGCAAGTGAAGACGGCCAGCAAGACACACAAGACCACAAATAGATACGCATTTCACACACCCAAGAAGAACGTCGATGCTTCAGACGTGTTTGCGTTTGTATCTATTGAATTAGGCGCTGTGATCTTCCGCCGGGGGGACGAGCTGACTTCTGTGACAACATACATTTCGCCAGAGGAATTTATGGATGAAAAGCAATCAATGCAAAAAACATTCGACAGCTTCAAATAACCGCTTGTGACCGAGTGCGGCTTTGATTAGAAAGTCTGAGTGGGTGGCTCAACCGTAACCGTTGTTTTTTGGTTTTGCGTTACCGAATGTGCCAGCATCACGCCACCCACACGACTTCAAAATATAATGCCCACCAGCGCCATCAAGCCAGCGCCGCTGACGAAGCCAAAGATAGCTCCAATCAGGCCCGCTGCGTTTATCATGCGCTCAAGTTCCTTGTCGTCCATCACTCGTCATCCTCAAAGCAGTTATTCAACGGCTGAATGGGTTGCTTGCTAAACACCCAGCGCCATTGCCGCTTGGTATAGCCCGGCACTTCAACAAAGTCTCGCACGCGATAAACCTTGTTCGCCTCCCACATCTTCTTGAGATAGCTTGACGTGCGCGGCACGCTCTCGCCCAGCAGCTCCGCGGCCTCAGAGGCCGTAATGCGCTGGTCATGCTTTATAAGAGAGAACAGGCGATTGACCTGGTTGATGCTGTGCTGCCTGCTCTTCTCCGCCGCTATCAGCATGGACGGAGCTTGCGTGGTCGGCCTGCGCGGGCCAGCCGGCAGCGGGTCGCGCTTGCCGTTTCGGTAGTGCATCTGCTCGAACTCCCAGATGCAGTGCGCGTATGTGATCTCGTAGCGCTCGTGCTTATCCGTCACACCCTCCAGCTTGAGCCTCAGTCGCTCGGCTGCGTCTTTTGCATCTCGCGCTTTAGTACGTCGAGCAACGCTTGCTGCTCTTCCAGACGCTGCTTCAAGTTTGGCCGCATCGCCGTCTTCGCCTCCGTCAGCATTATGCTGTTGATCCGCTCTAGCCTTTTTATAATAATCTGAGTTTGGTCCGTATTCACGTTTCTTCCTTTCCAGGGTGATATTCATTGTGGTGCATATGCGGTGTATCGTTGAGCGCGACACATGTAGAAGCTCGGCAACGTCGGCTTGCGACATGCCCTGCTGTGCGCAGTCAAGAACGTGGCGGGTCAGCGCCTCTGGATCGTATTTCATTCGTCTTCCTCCTCCTCGTCGAATGGCGGGATCTCGCCCATGCCGCCGCACTCGGGGCATGGCACGGTCTCCATGATGATTTCGCCGATGTCTCGGCCTGCGTTGTGCGGGTATGCGAACCCCTGCTCCACGGTGCCCTCTCCGTGGCACTCAGCGCACGCTATGAGCTTCGGTAGGATGCTGTCCAGGCCCAGGCTCATGTCGCGCCCTCCTTATCCTCTGTGGCCAGCTCAGCGGCGCAGGCGGCGTATCCGGCCGCGTCAATGTAGTTGTCGGCGTGCTTCGGGTTTGACTTGACCCTGGCGGCCTTCAGCAGCAGCATCATGGTCCCAACGTCGTGCGGTAGAACCTCGACGCCAAGGTGGACGCTCCAGTAGATGGCGATGGTCTTGAAGTTGTCCTCCATGTCGCCGTGGTCGGACGCCCGGTCCTTGGTTACATATTCCTTGGCCGTGTCTAAGACTTCGGCGCGAGTTAGTTTAACCATGTGTGGTCTCCCAGTGTGTTGGACGCGCTTTCGGGCGCATTGGTTCGTCTGAAATATTAACGGCTACTGTGCAGGCGATCAACAGCCCGCACAGTGACGTCCAGATGACGAGGATCGCCCAGTCTTGCTTCGTTGGCATTACGCTGCCTCCATAACTTTATCTATTTCTAAGCACAGGGCATTTAGGCTACTGGCGACTATTACTCTTCGACCGTCTTTATTAGCAAACCAGTTAACCATGTTATACATGCCGGGCTTTGAGCTATGGATTAGCCACCCTTGGTATTCCCAAGGCTGGCGCAGGTCACCTTTGCGGCGTGACTTTTTAAATTTAGGTTTCATCATGTCCGTTTCTCCCGGTGGGTGGGGGCCGTAGCCCCCGGTTGATTAGATTTTTGCGGCCAGAGCGTGAGCTACTGCAAGTGTGTGGATTTCATGACCAAGACGTGTCGTTCTGCATACATCCTTGCCGTCGCGAACTCGGAAAACTTGAGAAGTTACTGAGCCGCCATCTCCGACGTTTGCGTTTACGCGATACAGGCCGCCGCGATTGCTTTCGCAATCAAACCTAAATCTTGTGGCAGTATCAAAAGCGTTGCGGCCTACGTTCTCTGCGGGTGTAAAGCTATATGATGTCATGTCCGTGTCTCCCTTGTTTCTGTCTATATTGTTAACATAGGGGTAACACACACCCCTTGCAAGCACAAAATGTTCACAAAGCGAAAAAAATGTTATAGGGTGCCAGGGTGACATTCATGGAGGATCACATGCTCGACGATCAAACGAAAGAACTGGTGCGCAATCTCAACAATCCGCACCGCGTGACAAACATCATGGCGCTGTTCAAATTCTGCGAACAGGCGGCCACGATCATACAGGAGCAGTCGGCTCAGCTGCACCAGCTGGCGGCGGACACGCTGAAGGCGCAGCCCGCTAAGACTGCGCCTAAAAAAGCTGCCAAGAAGTAGCGTTTAGCGGGGGCCGGCGAGCAGCCTTAACAGATCCTGAGAAGGGTCGACTGGAGGCTGTACGCCGGCTGCCTGCGCTGACGCTCCCGCGCCGAGAAGCCCGCTTATGACGTTGCCCCTTGTCGCCTCTCCTGTCTCCCTGGCTGCCTGTATCCCCGGAGCTGCGCGCTCCATAGCCTGCGCCTGGCGCATTAAGTCGTCCGGTGTCATGCGGCGAGATAGGATTGGCGCCAGCTGCTCTTGAGCCGCGCGGATGCGATCCGCCTGGCCGCCTCCAGCCAACAGCATGTCAGACGCCATCGCGGTCGGCGCGCCCAGCAACCCCTGCTGACCAATGCGCTCACCCATCGTCGGGGTGATTAGCTCCTCAAAGCGCTTCTGCACCGCCTGGCGTATTGCTGTCTTTGAGTTTTGAGCAACAGAGGCTGCCATAATCATCGCGTCGCTGGCTTCCCGGATCTTATTCGACATCTTCTCGAAGCCAACGTCGCCCAGAACCATTTGCATCTTTGTGGCCACGGCCCGAGTATTCATCGCCTTCAGCTGCGCCAGCGCCTCAACCACTTCAGCGTCGGTGCGCTTTGTTGGGTTGACCTTCGCGTTTGCCGCAATCTCGTCTAGGCGGTTTCTCAGCGCAGTTCTGACTTGCTTGAGCTCAGTTGGCCCCATGACGTCCAGGGCGATCTGCACCTCTTCGCGCGTCACCGACGGGCTCAGCAAGTCGGTGCCCAGGTCTGCCGCGATCTTCTGGTCGATAGCATCTTTGCCGGCAGCACGCGCCGCTGCGTAGTCTGGACTGACTTCGTCAAGCGCGTTGCGCATCTGAATGGCCAGAGCAGTCTTGGAGCGGTATCCCTCAATGTCGCCAGATCGCTTGAGCTCTTGGGCGCGGCTGTGCAGCCGGCGCGTGACGTAGTCCAGCGTCTCAACTGTCGGCGTACGCATGGCAATGTAGCTTCCGTCGACGTCGTAAGTTACATTCACGCCGTTTTTGCTGCTCAGTATCTTGTTGGCCTGCTCTTCGCTGACGCGCGTCGGAACCATGTAGTCAAACTCCCCTCCCGCTTCACGCATCAGGGTGGTGGCGCCGGTCAAGTCATCTGGAGACACTCGGGCGTATAGGTCTAGAACTACGTCGGACGCGTCTTCGCCAGGAGTTATCTGGGCGGTGTACGCGCTGCCGTACAGCTCCTTGCGAGCCGCAGCCGTGTCCGCCATGATGCCGGCCTTCTGGCCAATCTTGCCAGATGTAACCTCGCCAAGGACATCGTCCAGCGTTCTCGACAGATCTTGCGACGCGGCCAGAGACGTTTCGTTGAGGTTTGAGCGTACCACTGCCGCACCCTTGCCCGGAGTATTCGCCACGACGTCAAGTAGGTTCGACATATTGGGGCCGAGCGTTGCTATGTTTCCGTAAGGCGTGTTGGCCGCCGCCGCTGCGCCGACGCCGTCAGCTTCCACGGCGTCTTTTATCAGCCGCCTAGCGTCGCCCTTGGCGCCAATCTTGTTAATGTCAGAGCGGAACGGCATTTCAGCCTTAAAGCGGCTCACGCCGCCGGCGATTGACCCGATAACAGGCGCGACTGTCCCCGCGACCAAGCCGAACATGCCGCCGACTTGCGCCTGCCGTGCCGCCTCTTCTGCGCCGCCTTCTCCGTAACCTGCGATCCCGCCTTCGGCGGCGCCTATGCCAGTGCCGAAGCCCATAGCCTGTGCGGCACGCCCAATGCGTGTTGGCGCGTTTATTAAGCGGTCGACGCCAGAAGCCATGCCCACCGCTGCGCCAGTTGCCAAACGGCCAGCGCCCGTCAGGGCCGGGTATTGCGCCTCCTGTGATCTCATGGCGGCGCGGATAGTTTCCTCGCTGATAGGTGCGTTTCCAGTAAACTGGCTGCCGAACTCACTAGCCTTAGCTCCGCCCTGCGCAATATATCCGCGCAGCGCCGGTATGCCTCCGCCAACTCCACTGGCAATAGCCGTCAGCCCCTCACCGACGACATCGCGGGACATTTCACCTCCCACAACTTTTTTGAAATCTCCGCCCTCGCGCATGATGCTGGTGATTGTGCCCTGATCCGCGGAAACATATGCTCCCTCTGGGTTCACATAATTCATCTGCCGCGTCTTGCGGTTCTGCGTGATGTAGCCGCCGTCGGGGTATTGCTTTAGCAGCGTGGAGCCTTCGGGGATCGTCGGAGCCTCTTGAGCAGGAGTAAGTCCGATCCTTTCTGAAAAATCGCCAAAGTCCATGTCAGAGTAAAACTTGCCGTGGAGCGCCCGCGCAAGATCCTCGTCGCTCATTTCATTGTACTGAGGGTATTTACTGCGGATTTCTTGTATGGAAGCCATGCTTGTACCCTATTATAAAATGTTCAATGGATCTGAGGTGCCGTCTGACGGGACCACTGGACCCGCGTTTTCGGTCCACGCTGGCTTACCCCCAAATATCCGATTTAACCCATCAAGCGCTCTTTGCCCCATAGGATTTCCGGCGGCCGCTTGCTCCTCGGCGTCTCTAAACGCGTCTGCAATCAGCGACTGGTACTTGTCTTGTATCCTCAGCAAAGATCTTTTTGCCAATTCCGCGCCCAGACCAAGATCTAGGTTGGTCAACTCGCTTTCAAGCGCTTGAAATTCCACTGTGTTAAGCGCTCCCATTGTGGCCCCTGTTGCCTTCAAGTCTTTAAGAGCTTGAAGGGCGAGGTTCGACTTGAGAGTTTTTTGCAATGACGCTGCTTGGCCCGCCTGCGTGACCTTAACCCCGCTTAGTAAACTCGACATGATGCCAGTGGTCATAAACGGGTCGTCATTTATCATGTCTAGCAATGCTTGAACATCTTCAAGCTGGGTGCCTGCCTGAGATACTTTACCTTCAGTATTAGCAGCCGCCTTCACTTGATCCTGTATATCCTTAACCATCAACGCAATCCCCGGCGCCAGCTGCGGGTTCGTCAGCGCAATGTTGAGAAGCTGCTGGATGCGGGCCTGCGGGTCAGTGCCAGCACCGCCGGCCATAACCCCTTGCAGCATCTGCCGCTGAGCCTGCGCGGCCGTAGCCTTGCGCTGCATGTCGGCCTGCTCGTTGAAGCGGCCGAGGACGGCGTTTACATTGCCGCCTTGACGGCCCTGCAAAGCAGCCCCGGCGTCTGACAGGCCGGCAAACGCCAGCATCCGGCGCTGAGTTTTCGATAGGTTTTCATATGGATCTGCCGGAGCTGCTGGAGCGGCCTGCGCGGCCAGTAGCTGCTGGAGTATATTTGCGTCACTCGCGACCGGCGCGGCTGCTGTAACGGCAGGCGCTGCTGGCATGGCCTCAACTGCCAGGTTGCCGCCGGGGCTTCTGTCGTCGGTTATGGCTGGCGCTTCAGGAGTATCCTGGGGCGTAACACCAAGTGCTTGCAAGTCTTCCGGCGTGGCGATTTCGCCTTCCATAGCCCCCGGAAGTCCCGCGGCCACCAGCTTGGCGATGTCATCTTTAGTAAGCATGTATTCCATATCTATCGTCCAATCTTATCTCGGGAAAAAGCCGCCGCCTTGGAAAAATCCGCCCTGCCCCATTCCGCCTATTCCACCCAAGACGCTTCCAACCGCCGACAACCCGCCAAACGGATCGCGCGTAGTGACAGTGCCGAGGCCCGCCGGAACGCCGGAACCCGCCGCCAG